ATAAAGGTAAAAATGAACAATTATCAGTCCGAACAACTGAATGAACTTGGTCTTGCATTGGCCAAGGCGCAATCTGAGATGTTAATCGCAGGAAAAGACCACAAAAATCCATTCTTTAAGAGTAGCTATGCTGACTTTGCAACCATAGTACGTGCATCACGCGGATCATTATCTAAGAATGGCTTATCTGTTTTGCAGCGAGTTATGACGGTAGAAGGTGGCTTAGAACTTCTCGATACGATGTTGCTTCATGCAAGTGGGCAGTATATTGGTTCACGCGTTGCAATTAAGCCGGTAAAGCAAGATGCTCAGAGCCTGGGTAGTTGCATTACCTACCTCAAAAGATATTGTTACGCGGCAATTGTAGGCGTCACAGCAGCAGATGAAGATGATGATGGTGAAGCAGCGGTACAACCAGCTCATAACAAGAATAGTCCAGCGCCTAAACACGGAGCTGAGCCGATTTCTTTGGATCAATTGAGTGAGTTGGAACATGTGCTTAAAGGCCATCCAGATGTATGCCAAGACGTGCTAACGGGACTTAAAATATCGTCGCTAGCAGATATGCCACGGAATAGATATCGTGCAGCTATAGACCGCATACACGAAATAATCAAAAATAAATAATCTTAACTTATTAAAGCATGTAAGGGGCTTGATATGAGAAGAGAAGATATAACGCCTGATATTGAAAGGCGATTCTGGGAGCTTACCCAAAAAACCAATAATCCGAAAGAATGCTGGGAGTGGAAATGGCCGCTTTATAATGGATATGGTCGTCTACATCTGATTATAAAAGGAAAGGGAAAGCGTAATATTCCTGCGCACCGTATATCTTGGACCATAAGATATGGTACAATAGGACCCGATCTTTGTGTATGTCATTCATGCGATAACAGGATATGTGTAAATCCCAATCATTTATGGCTCGGAACAAAGGGCCACAATACAGAAGATATGTGGAGAAAGGGAAGGAATCCCAATGCAGGATGGCCCCCATCCGCCAGAATCTTCACACCAGAAAGGCGGAAAAAACTTAGTGAATCTCACAAAGCCAGATGGGCAAAAATTAAAGCGTTACGCGCCGCCCAACAAACTTGATACATGGCCCAAGGGTACCATATGTGAAGTTGTAAACTCACAGGGCCTTAAATCAGTTTATTATGAACAAGTCAGTGGGGATGAAGAACATCCCCATTGGGAACTTATGGATTAGTTTTCCTTAAGAATAAATCCTTCTACGTACGTTGCAGGAGCATTTCCAGGTGCTATTGCGCCGGTTGAATTCAATAATCCTGAAACACTATATGAAAAAATAGCGGGGCTACTTGCAGATTGTCCTAAGGTGCTAAATGTTACCACATCACCAATTTCAAGCTGCACTATTGCTGAAACATAGCTCGGTGTCGCATCCATTCTACTGGTGTTAATCTGACCAAACCAACCACTCTGAACGTTACCTGTTATATTTTGAGCCGGATTACCAGTAGAACCGCAATAGGTAAGTGTTGGAGTTACTAGTAATGATCCACCATTAACAAATCCAATACTTCCAATTGAGTTTCTCCCACCAGCAAAAGTAGTCTTCATAGAAAACTGGTAAATACCCCTAACTGGAGCAGTGAAGGAAGCTGGAATACTTACTCCGTCACCAGGATAGAATGCTCCACCCTCGTTGATGGTAGTAGTTAGAGGTACGGCAGTGCCAAGTGTATAATAGTTATATCCTGTGGACACGAAAGGAACTAAATAATTTGTGGGCTGATATCCATAGAACGCTATAGATCCTGCACCACCACCTCCACCACCACCTGTAGATTCCAGGTTTATGGAATTTGGACCGTTGGTAATTATTACAGTACCACCCAAAGATGTCATATTCGCCCACAGTGGAGCAGTTCCTCCACCAATGAGTACTTGACCATTAGTTCCATTAGTTGCCGAGACAACTCCGGTACCATTAGTCTGTAATACTCCGTCATCTCTTCCTGTCAGAGTTAAAGATCCATCAAGCGTAGTAGAACCAGATACCCCCAAAGAACCAGCTAATGAAACTGAATCATCAAGGTTAATAGTAACAGCATTGCTAGCACCCGAGGTATTTATATTGGTTCCTCCAAGAACGCGTAGCGTATTACTGCTTGGATGGGCAGTGCCCGAGTCAGTGACAAAGTTCTCTACAAAGTCACCAGCCATGGTCAAGGTAATCGTATTTCCTGCGCCATGGGTGATTATATTCCCATCACCAAAAACGTTTAAAATACCCCCAACCTCGTTTGCAGTTCCCGAGTCGCAGGGGAATTGACTTGCGCCACCACCTCCACCACCAGCTGGATATAGCTGTACCCAGGTAGCAGTACCACCCACTACACTGATAAGAAACCAGAGCTGTTGGCTGGGATAGACTAACCAGAATGTCCCTATGTTTATGTTTTGGAAATCATTTGCTGTAGGAGCCGCTTGTTTAACGAGAAGATTAGGTGGCTGTGCAGGCTCCACTCCCATGTACGATAAGGGATTAAGTCCGGAAAGTCTCAAGCTCATAATTACACCTTCGCAGCTAATTGGGCCTCAAGCTGCTCGACACGCTTAGATAGCTTTTGGATTTCATTAAGCAGAATACTTGGAAGCTCATGATATCGTACAGTATAGGGATTACCATACGCATCATACGTTACGATTTGAGGCATTACAGTAGCTACTTCTTCAGCGATTAATCCATATTGCATGCTATTAGTAACATCACCTTTATATGAGAAGGTAACAGGACGAAGCTGCATAACTGCATCGCTCTTATCGCCCATATCTTTTACGTTGTGCTTAAATTTCTCTGATGAAAGAATTGTTCCTAGTTGTCCCGTTGTAGTATCGATGAGAACGGCAGCCGTATTGAGTACTGTTATGCCAGCAACACCTGCCACAAAGCATTTAGTCTGGGTAGAGAAATTTCCAAGACGCGTTGTCGCACTATCTCCCGGAGTACCACCAGTTCCTATGATGATATTATTACTTTCAGTTGATACATAGCCAGCGCCCGCATTATTTCCGAGGGCAATATTATTAGTACCGCTCGTCAACGACACGAGTGATCCTGTTCCAATGGCAGTATTAATGCCACTTCCTGTTGCTAAGTTCTGAAGGGCACCATTGCCGAGAGCAACGTTAAGTCCCGAACTTGTATTATTGAGAAGCGCATTATAGCCAATAGCAGTGTTAGCAACGCCCGTCGTAAAGGCAAGCATAGTTCCATGGCCAAATCCAGTATTCTGTCCACCCGTACCCGTAAGATTACCGCTCAAATTACCTACATAGGTATTAACATTGGTATCCTCAACTGAAAACTGTACCGTAGATCCTGATGCAGTGAAGGCAGTAGATGATCCCGCAAGAGAAGTAGCATCAAAAGTTATTGTAGAGCCCGTAGCTGTTCCCGTATTGCCTGCGATCGTCGTTACACCTGCAGGGAAAGCAGCAACACCAAGCTGGCCCGTTGATGTATCTATAGTAACTACATCAGGACTTCCACCTAAGGTTACGCCTGCTATACCAGCAATATAACAAACATCTTGAAGGCCTTGGGTATTACCTTGAGTTCCAATACGTATCGTATTGCTTTCTCCCGTTACACCATTATTTAAAAAATAAATATTACTAGACTCTGAACCCGTTAGAACCGCCCCAGCATTAAGTCCGATGGCTACGTTAGCGGCACCTGTAGCCAAACTACTAAGAGCTCCGTTTCCAATTCCAATATTATAGTTACCCGTATTACTGTTAAGAGAGGTACAGGCATTATGCCCTAAAGCAATATTATTACTACCATTATCCATAGTAGCCAGAGCATTTACACCAAGAGCAATATTTTCAGTGCCATTGGCTATAGAAGTTAGACATGCTAGCCCCACCGCAACATTACCTATCTGTCCCGTAGTACCATTTCCACATGAAGATCCTATAAAGGCGTTTGATCCATTTATAAAATTAGCCATTACAGTGCCACCAACAGATATGACACCTTGGTTTAAGGCAGCATTAGTCGCAGGAAGAACCAATTGCGGTCCCTGTGAAATAGTAAGTTTTGACGCATTATTTGCCGTAGTGAATATATTGCTTGTATCGCCAGCAATAGTAACCGTGCTGCCCGTTGCAGTATTGGTATCATCTGCCACAAGAGTAGATATTCCACTACCACCTGTTGCGGTTATAGTTATAGTACCTGCACCGTTGGAAACGTTAATCCCCGCTCCCGCGGTAATAGTACCCAAAACAGGATCGGACGAAGTAGAACCAATAGGTATCTGACCATCAGTGGCAGCCGGAAGCGCGCTGACGGCACCAGCAGCGTCACCTTTGAGAAGGCCATGAATCGTTAATGTATTGGCACCCGTGCCACCAATTGCAACTCCAAGGGGAGTCGTCGAGTTCGCATTTATCGTATTATTTGTTGCCATATATCTCCTAGACTATAGCGAAGTTTCCGACACCCGATAGAACACACCAGCCCGTATTAGCTGTAACGCATACTATCTCCACAGCGTCACCAACCGACGTAGACGAAAGAGATCCACCCACGCCTGCCGTAGTAGCCATATTACCAATACGTATCGCCTGAAGGTTATTTTGTGTGATTTGCCAACCACCCGTAGTAACTGCAACAACCCGAATGATGGTACCCACAGCAGCAGCAGCCGGAAGAAGAAATTGTAATTGTCCTACTGCATTCGCTATGTAGCCCGAGTTGCCTAACATAGCTGTATTAATCGTGGCTACAAACCATTGGATTCCACCGCCGGGAACGCTAATGGTAAGGGTATTAGTTCCGGCATTACCCGCAACTGTGACATCACCAGCACCGACTACGTTAATATTACCACCACCATCGGGGCCTATAGCTCCGCCTGTATTTCCGGTCAGCGTCAGGATATCTCCCGCACCGCCTCCACCAATATTATATGATCCTGACTGTGACATGATTATCCATTTCCATTAAGGCCATACATTACTGATACATACACTGCGCCCGTTGTGGGATTGCCACCGCTTTCTTTTACATAAACGATGGTACCTTGGCTTATGAAAGCACCCTGAGGGAGCGTTTTATTGGTAGTGAGATCCATCAAGATAAATCCACCTGCAGGAATATAGAAATGATCATTAACGCCATCAAGTGACCATAATGATCCTGAATTGGTAGCATTCTGAAGTAAAAATATGGAGCACGGATGCGCAAGTGCCGCACCAACGGCGGCATAGCCAGCCCCAATTCCTCCGAATGCTAGCGTGCGCAGGGTTTCTGGCACCAATCTGATCGCTAAACTCATTTCTCTCCTTTTTTGTTTTTAGTCTGTCGACATATTGTCGACGGTTGACTCTTGTTGGGCTTGTTGCTGCTTTATAAGAGTAACCTTCATATGATTTATCTGATCCGAAAACTGTTGAAGTGCATTAAGGCAATCATCGGCCTGACTTTGATAGGGAAACGTAAACCTGTAGAGGCCACTGTTCACCGTAACATCAAATGCAATCTCAATTCGTTGATTCATATCGTCCCCGATTTTCTAACGCCTGTATCCTGCCTTGTAGCATCGCTATTACATTATGCTGTTTTTGCAATTCGTTCAAGAGCAATGCGGGAAGGTCATGATACCTCACCGTTTCTGGATCTCCTGCACTATTATAGGTCACTAAACCAGGGAATGTAGCATCCACCTCTTCAGCAATAAGACCGAATTTGCGCTCCTTTGTAGGATCGTTTTTTAAGGTAAAGGTAACAGGACGTAAGTTCATAATATTATTGCTAATTGCGTCCATGTCCTCAATATTCTCTTTATAGCGGCGAGACGATATAACGGTTCCGAGTTGACCCGTAGTCGTATCTATAAGTACAGCTGCATTATTAGAAACAGTTACACCAGTTATACCAGCTATGAAACACTCATTTTGCTCACCAGCGCTTGCACCTTGGGTACCGATACGAATAACGTTACTTTCTCCGTTAGTACCTAAGTTACCGATAAGTATGTTAGACGATTCGGTTCCGGTAGCGTAGTTGACACCGGCTTGGAATCCAACAGCTATGTTATTAGTACCTGAAGTGATACCAGTAAGAGAGCCTTCCCCTACTGAAACGTTTTCAGAACCATCGACTAATATTTCTAAAGCAGTAGATCCAATGGCAACATTATCAAATCCAGTCGTGCAATCAAAAAGCGTATCGAATCCTACTGATGTGTTATTACTACCACTGGTAATTTTATTAAGAGCTCCATTACCAAAACCAGTATTTGACGTACCAGATACTCCCGAATGACCAGCTTGCAATCCAAATAAGGTATTAGAGTTGATATCAGTGACCTCAAAATCAACGGTAGCACCTGAAGCAACAAACCGTACTGTTTGTCCCGAGTTACTGTTGGCATTAAAGGTAACAGTAGACCCGGTAGCAGATCCCGAGTCTCCATCGATAGTTGCTATCCCACTCGTTGGGAATGTTGCAACTCCGAGTTGCCCCGTTGAAGTGTCTATAGTCACTACATCGGGACTTCCACCAAGCGTAACGCCATTAACACCCGCTATGAAAAATTTGTTTTGTTGGCCAGTGCCTGAACCTTGTGTTCCCAGACGAATGACATGGCTTTCACTGAATGTTCCAACGTTGCCAATAACGATGTTTGATGACTCAGATCCAAAATAGTTAAGTCCCGCTTGGTATCCCAATGCAATATTAGTATTGCCAGTACCAGAGGTAGAAAGGGCTTGGTACCCGACAGCGGTGTTATTCCCACCGCCTCCTCCGAGAGTAGTAAGAGACTGATGTCCTATGGCAACGTTATTAGACACTACAGCCATGCTGGTGAGCGATGAAACTCCTATTGCGGTATTATTAGAACCCGTCGTGCAC